GGTGTTCTGCCAGTCGAGGCCACGCGCTGGCGAGGGTAGGGCGAGGGCCGCCACCAGGACGGCCCTCGCTGCTATGTGGGCAGGGCTTCGCATCTACTCCCGCTTAGTTGGCCGTCTTCTGGATCGAGCAGGAGACGTGGACGGCGTTCGTGTCGCCGCTCGCCACGAGCGCAAGCACGATACACTCGTCGGCGGTGATCGAGGCACTGTTCGACGTGTCGGAGACGACCGTCGTCCCGCTGATCGTGACGGTGGTCGAGGTAGCCGACTCGCTCCCGCAGGTGCCCTTGTGGAGGGTAGCGACGAGCGAGGTCCCGCCGACGGTGCCCGATGCCCGGCAGCGGAGATTCGCCAGCGTGCCCGCGCCGATGGGAACGACGACGTTCGCCTTCGTGCTCGATACCTTGCCGCCGACGCCGACGTAGAGCGTGTCGCCGTTTTGGTCGAGCTTGGTCTCGGCGTTGAAACTGATTTCGGGGTAGACCGTCGACCCCGCGGAGATCGTGTTGCAGCCGAAGGCGTTGGTCGTCGTATTGTACGAGACGGCATCCGTCGAGCCGCTGCAATTCGTGAGCGCCTTGAGCTCGAACGCCGAGCCGTTGCCGACCATGACGGTATCGTCGGTGGCCGAGGTCAGGCCGGTGCCGCCGGATGCGACCGGGACGGTATCGAGCGAGATCGCTCCGTTTTGGACGACGATCGGGCTCGTGCCCTCGATTGCCATTGCGGGTTGAGCCGAGAAGAAGAGCCACGCGAGCGCGAAGGCGAGAGCGCCTCCGTGCGCGCGGGCGTGTCTGCGAAGTCGTGCGATCATATCGCCTCCGATGTTTTGTGGGCGCTGATCATGCGGAAACCGAATACCGAATCGAGTAGCGGTGCTTTGCGCTGGCCGCGCCGGCCGACGTGACCAGGCGCAGAGCGAGCCGGTCGCCGTTCGCGCAGCCGACCGGGTTCGCGGTGGTTGTTCCGGCGGTCGAAGTATCGGAGACGGTCACGGCCATCGAGGTCGCGCTGCCGTTTTTGATTATCGTGAACGCGAACGACTCGCCCGACCCCGGCGCCGCCGTCGACTCGACGAACACCTGCGCCGCAGTTCCAGCCGGCACGGGCAGAGAAACGTCGGCCACGTCCGCGTCCTCGAACAGTCCGAGATAGAGGGTCTGGCCGGCGCCGACCGAGCCGAGAGTAGATCCGGCGATCATATCGAGGACCGTCGCAGTCGACGGGACGGGCGTCGTCTCGTCGTCCAGGCGCGCGAGGAACGAGGCGCCGCTGTGGAGGAATCGGAGGCTACGCAGGCTGGCCTCGAGCTCGCCGACGCTTGCCGTGGCTGGCAGGCCAGACGAGACCCGGTCTCCGTCGATCGACGCAGATCGGCCCGTCGGCCCGTAGTCGACCGTCGTCGGCTCGGAGACCTCGAGCGAAGAGAGGGCACGCGGCATCGGTCCTCACGGCTTTGGTCGTTGCGCCCGCTGCGAGTATACCCGATATGCTCGGGATCGCCTACGAGCCAGGGCCGAACGAGTCGAGGATCTCGTAGGCTCGCGCCGTCGCGGCGCTTGCTTGCCAGCCCTCTCCCGGCCGCGTCAGGACCGCGAGCAGGCCGACCGACCTAGACCCGGGCGTCTGCGCCTCCGCGATCGGCTCGAAGCCGGCGCGCGAGACCAGCGTGCGCAGTCCGGCGGGAGTCCAGCGCCAGAGGTCCGGCGCCGGGTCGTGCGACTCGAACAGAAACGGCACGGTGACGAGCATCCGGCCTCCGGGCCGCAGGCAGGCCGCGAGATTGCGCAGCACGACCTCGGGACGCTGGCAGTGCTCGAGGACCTCGGAGCAGACGACGAGCTCGGCCTCGACGCCTTGCGCCGGCGGGCGCTCTAGGTCCCAGACCAGATCGGGCTCGGTCGTCGGGTCGCGGTCGACGATCCGGTAGGCTCGGGCCGGCGTCCCGCGCTGGATCAGCAGGGACTCGACGACCGACCCTCGCGCGCTCGTGCGGTACTCACGTCGATACGCCGGCGGGACTGCGCCGACCTCGAGCACGGCGAGCGGGTCGCGCGGTAGCCGGTCGACCAGCGTCAGGAGTAGGTCGAGCAGGTCGGAGCGGTAACTATCCACGGTGAGCCTCCCGGTCGGCGTGCAGTATTGCGCCCAGATCGCCCTCGATTCGGTCCGCCCAGCGCTCGGCGAAGAGGGTCGCGTTCGCAGTCTCGTGCGTGTAGCGTCCGGGCGTCTGGCCCTCGAGGTGCTTCGATCGCATCGTCGGCTCGATCGAGACCCGGTAGCCGCGCTCGAGCCGGGCGCGAAAGCAGAGGTCTACGTCCTCCCAGCCGTTGCGGTACGACTCGTCGAAGCCGCCGAGGGCGTGCGCCAGCGTGGCCCGAACCATCATGCAGGCGCCCGTCACGGCCTGGAGGTCGCGCGGACGGAGTAGGGCAGCGGGCGGCAGGTCTCCGAGCCGTGCGCCACGGTAGAGGTGCGACGGAGAGCGCAGGCGTGCGAGGTGCTCGTTCTCGGCCGACTCGCCGAGCGTGGCGCCGGAGAACGCCATGCCGAGGTGATTGATCCGGCCCGTCCGACCGTCGAGGATCTGCGCGCCCACGATCCCGAGGTCGCACTCGTCTCGGAATCGCGCGACCGGCACCTGCCACCAGCGCGGCAGTAGTTCGGCGTCGTTGTTCAGGTAGAGCAGGAGCGAGTGCGGGAACTCCGGCACGAGAGGCAGGGCCGAGTTGCAGCCGCGAGCGAATCCGAGATTCTCGGCGTGCCGGACGACCTGCACGGTCGGATGCAGGCGCTCGAGCTCGCGGGCGGTCGCGTCGGTCGAGCCGTTGTCGACGACGACGACGCGCGTCTCTCGCGGCGACGTGCGCCGGATCGACGAGAGGCAGCGGTGCGTCAGGTGCCAGTTGTTCCAGACCGGCACGACGACGGTCATGGTTACGCCGTCCGGGTACGTCCTAGCCACGCAGGCCCTCCCGCCGGTGGTCGGTCCCGAAGTTCCGGTGCCCGCGGCCGTGGTGCCGGTAGTTCAGAAGGACGGCCGGGATATGCACGCCGCGCAGGCCGGCCGAGTCCATGGCGCGCCACAACATCCAGTCCTCGTGCGACGAGTAGGCAGCGAAGCCGCCGAACCGCCGGAAGTCGCGGAGTCGCACGGCAGCCGAGCCGTGGACGTAGTTGCCGGCCTGGATCGCTCCGGGCGTCCATGGCCGGTCGGCCAGTAGAGACCCGTCGAGGTGCGCGACCGGCGCGCCCGGCTCGGTCATGCGGTAACGGCCCGTGCAGTAGACGAGCGCGGTCCGGTCGTCGGCCGTCTCGATCGCCTCGATGTGCGCGCCGACGAACTCGGGCTCGATCCAGTCGTCGGCAGACAAGATGAACGCCCAATCCGTCGCGAACTCCTCGAGCAGCCCGCGGTTTGCGTTCGCGACGAATCCTAGACGCTCGGGCCGCACGACCAGGCGCGCCCACGGCCGATCGGCGACCCACGCGCCGGCGATCTCCGCGCTCCTGTCGGTGCTCGCGTCGTCGACGATAACGACCTGCGAGGGCCGGACCGTCTGCGCGTCGAGGCTCGCGAGCGCTTCGCCGAGGAACGCCGAGTAGTTCCACGACGTGACGAGGCAGCCGAGAGTCATGGTGCGCCGACCTCCGCGAACCAGTCCTCGATCTCGCCCTTCTGCTGCGCCGGCGTGATCCAGTGCGTGCCCATGTCGATATGCCGGACGACCAGCGTCCGGTCGAACTCCGGCGCCATCCTCTGCACGTCCGCGGGCGGCTCGATCTCGCCCAGCGCCAGGCCGACAAGCAGGCCGACCAGATCGAGACGGACTCCGAGCCCGACGTGCGAGGTCGTGAAGAAGCGTCCGGCGTTGACCTCGGTCGGGACGGGCTCGCCGCGCTCGTCTTCGCGTAGGTCGACGCAGTAGACGCCGTGGAGCTCCTCGCGTGCCGCCGCTCCCAGGGCCTCGACCGCACGCACGGCCGCGCTCTCGATCTCCGGCGCCAGGATCAGGCGTGCCGCCGTCGGCGTGCCAGTGCGGCCCGAGACTGCGTGCTGCGGGTAGATGTACTCAAGGCGCTCTCGAGCCATGGCGCCGGCGAGTCGGCCGTGCCAATAGACCAGAGTCACGCCGTAGTCCCGTCCGGGTAGATACTCCTCGGCGAGTAGGCTCGTCTCGCCGAATCGCATCGCGACGAACCGACACCAGAGGTCCGCTTGCCCGCGGTGGTCGGCGCGGCAGGCCAGCCGAGCGCCGGCGCCCGTGCGCGCTCGGAGCCACATCGGGAAGCCCACATCGAGCAGGGCGCGCCGGCGTGCCTCGACCGACTCCTCGCCCGTCGGCACGGTGCGCCAGCGTCCCGGGCTCTGGCCGGCAGCCGCCCAGATAAGCGCGGTCGACGCCTTGTCCTGCGCGAGTTCGATCGTGCGAGGGCCGGGCAGGACGTGCGGCAGGCGGTCTCGCTCTCGGCTCAGGAGCGCCACCAGCGGGTCGGGCTGCGGCAGCACTAGCGCCGGCCGTGTCCCGATCGCTCGCTCGAGAGCGTCCACGTCGAGCCCGTCCATCGTGCGTCGCTCGACGATCGCCGGCAGGGTCGCCAGCCGATGCGGCTGCGCGTCGTAGGCGAGGAGCCGGGTCGGGCGCTCCCTGCGGCCGAGGCAGTCGAGCAGGTTCCAGCCGGCCGGACCGCCGGCGCCCAGGACGACGACGCTCGGCGAGTCGGGAGCGGTCAGGCCACGCCACGGGTCGGGCGGCGCCAGACTCACGACCCGAACTCCAGCGCCGCGATCGCCTCGGCCAGACGCCGCGCCGAGTGTCTCCACGTCCAGTCCCGGTGCATCTCCTGCCCTCCGCGCCACGCGCGCTTCGCCTTGCCCTCGTATCGCTTGATCACCTGCGCCATTTTGCGGGCGAGGTCCTGCGTCACCGGATACGCTCCACGGAACGGCGTGCCGTCGCTCGCTACGGTGTCGCGCATCTCGTGCTCGCAGTAGGTCGCCCAGCGCCCGAGAAACTCGACCTGTGCGGAGTGCTTCGTCGTGATGACCGGCAGGCCCGACGCGAGGCCCTCGAGCATCATCAGGCCGAAGCCCTCGCCGATCGACGGCGCGACCAGGCAATGCGCCGAGTCGAACAGGTCGCGCAGTTCGTCGCGCGGTAGGTAGCGCGAGTCGAAGGTGACGTTGCCGCGCGTCTCGACCCGTCCCTCGTCGCCGTTCTCGTCGGTGGTCTTCAGGATGAGCTCGCACCAGTCGAGCTCGTGGAAGCCGCCGGCCTGCCACGCGAGCGCAGTATGGTCCCAGCCCTTGCGGGCGTTCGGCGCGCCCGTCCATAGGAAGCGGAACCGCTCGCCGGGCGTCCACGTCCGCAGGCGCGTCGGATGGTCGCGCGGATGGAAGCCGAGCGGGACGACTTCGAGCGGAGTCGACGCAGGGACGACCGGCCGGAACACGTCACGCACCCAGCGTGACGGAGCCAGTACCGCGTCGGCGTCGCGAAGCGCCGGGCCGAAGTAGTCGGGCAGGACCGCGGTCTCGGTCATCGTGAAAAGCACGTTTCGACGGCCGGGCTGCGGCGCGTAGACGACCGGGTTGCAGAAGTGGACGAGCACGCTCGCGTCGTCGTCGAGGTCTACGTCGTCCAGGTGCGAGAGTTCGCGGAAGAGGGCAGCGCTCGCGCCCTGGTAGCCCAGCGCGTTGCCGCGCATCGTGACCTCGCGGTATCCGGCCCAGCCGAATCGGATCACGAGTCGAGGCTGTCCACCTGGCGACGCGGGCGCCGGCGTCTGACGGGCTTTGTCGGCTCGTCGTACTCCTCGAGCGCGATCGCTCGGCCCTTGGCGACGAGGCGCTGTCCCTCGTCGTCGGGCACCTCCACGTCGAAGGGACGCTGCGGCGTCCCTTTGCATTGCCCGCGATTCAAAATGAACGCGCTGCGGATGAGTCGTATCTTCATGGTCTCGGGTCCTCACCGATGCGGCGCCGGCCTCGTGTGGAGGGCCGGCGCCGCTCTCGGCGGTGCGAGTCGTCAGCCTATCAGCCGACGATCAGGGTGGTGAATGCGCCAGGGATCAAGGTCTTGCAGGCGATGCGCTCGCTGACCATGATGGCCCGCTTGCGCTCCTTGAAGTAGATCGAGTCGTCGTACTCGACCAGCAACTGACGGCGATCGCCGAACGCCTGGTACTTGAAGTCGCCGTAGACGGCGAACTTGAGCCCGGTGGCGTTGGTGGTCGGCATCTGAGTGGTCAGGACGACGGGAGCGCCGAGCAGCACGCCGCTCGATCCAGCCGACCCGTTCGGGAGAGCGTTCTGCACGCCGACCCCGCCCCAGTTGGTGGCGTAGATCGGACGGCCGGCGCTGTCCTCGAGCGAGACGAGGTGCTGGAACACGGACGGATGCATGACCCAGGTTCCCGAGCCGACGATGTTCGCGTCGACGGAGAACTTCGCCGCGACGAGCTCTGCGAAGGTGATTGCCGAGTAGTGCGTGGCGGCGATCGTCTTCGAGTTCGTGGCGGTCTGCACGACACCGGAGAACGGCGTGGTGCTGCTGAAGGTCTGCTTGTTCTCTTCCTTGCCGATCGCCTCGGCGAAGAGCTCGGCGAGGAACGGCTCGATGGAGATCAGCGCATCCTCGGAGAGTTCGCGCGAGACGGAGTCCAGCGCGACGAGCGTCGAGGAGTCGAGTTGCGGGGTGCCGAACACGACCTCGGACACGTCCGCGCCTCCGCTCGGCTCGGTGCTCTCGGTCGGGAACTCGACCGTCGGGCCGGTGGAGATGGTTCCCACGTCGATCTTGTCGCGCGTCATCGGAATGACGCGGCAGATCTGACGGGCGAACGACTTCTCCTCGATGATGCGGACTACTTCGCCGTGCACCTCGACCGGGACGAGGATGCCGCCGTCGCTGGCGGTTCCCTCGGTCTGGCCGTTCGCACGAGCGAAGGGCTCGGGCACTGCGTCGCCGTTGGCGGCGCGGCGGGCGGCGGTGAACGCCTGGCCGAAGAGGCTCACGCCTCGCCGACGGGCGGCGTCGCCCTCGGGCACAAATACCTTCTCGCCCTGCGGCAGCGCGCGGTCGAGAGCGTTGCACCGCTCCTCGATGCGCTTGAGAGCGTCGGACATTTCGTCGACGCGAGAGACGACTGCGCCGCGCTCGGCCTTGTCGGCCTCGACGCGATCGCGAATGCCTTCGATCGTCTCCTTGATCTTGTAGAGGTTGCCCTTTTCGGGCGTCAGGATCTCGGCCATGTTGGCCTCCTTCTTTTCGTCTTCGTCTGGACTTTGCTCGTCGCTGCGCCTACGGCCTCCAGGCCAGCGCAAGCGTGCGGACTACTGGCCGTCGTCCGCGGAATCGAACGAACGGGCGAGGGCGTCGAGGCTATCGGCCAGATCGCGCTCGACCTCCTCGTCGCCGTTCGACTCGGGTTCTCTGTTTTTGTCGTCGTCGTGGTCGCCGTACATCGACTCCTCGAGGACCTCGCCGAGCATCCGGTCGGCGTCCCTCATGCAGAGTCGCGCCTGCATGAGCTTGTCGTAGCGCTCACGCGAGATCGCGGTCCCGATGCGGGCCTCGCCTCCGAGTTTCTGCTCGGCGACTTCGATGAGGTCGCGAAGGATCTGCGCCGCGGTCCGCTCGGTCTCCGACTCGGAGTCGGCGGCGGCCTCCTCGGCCTCTGCCGGCGCGTCCTCTGCGGGTTGCTCGTCGGTGTATTCGTTCACGTCCTCGCTCGCGAGTACGTTCTCGAGGAGTTCTCCGAGCGCCATGTGCTCGGCGGCAAGGCGCGAGAGAGCGGCGTCGGCCTCCTCTTCGTTTTCGTCGGCGATCGCCGTCGCGACCTCCTCCACGCAGGTCGCGACATCCATCGCTGCCTGCATAATCGGTCGAAGTTCGTCGAGAGAAATCATCCGTGCCTCGGTCTCGGTTGTGGTCGCTGCGTCGTCGAGGCTCCGGTCCTCGTCCTGCTCGGCGTCGATCGCGTCCATGAGCTCGACCCGGGAGCGGGCGAAGTCTCGGCCCGCGTCGCCGCCCCAGAGTGCCCACGCGATACGTCCGGCGCTCGGGTAGCCTTCCTCGCCCGGCGCCCAGCCCTCGGCCTCCTGGTCGACGGCGTGGCGAGCGAAGTAGGAGTTCATGCGTCGCACGGTCTCGAGGGAGAGCGGTCGACGATTCTTCAGGTCGCGGGCCCGAGCGACTCCGACCTCGGTGCCGCCGCGGCCGTGCTCCTCGCGCCACGCCAGCCCGCGGTCTGCCTCCTCGGCCATGCCGGCGGTCGGCACGGTGTCGATCTCGACGCCGCGATAGTCCGCGCGTGCCTCGTCCTCGACGACGGGATCGCGAGAGTCGAGGACGTAGGCCGAGGAAGTCGACTCGCCGCGAATCCTCGAAGCGGAAGCGAAGGCGCCGAGCACCTCGGGCGAGATGAGTCCGCGCTGCGCCTTGAGCATGATGGCCTGCGGGTCTGCCGGGATCGGGACGGCGGAAAGCTCGAGGAGCTCGCTGCGCAGGAAGCGCACGCCGGTCTGCCGGCCCTCTTCCATGATGGGCTCCGTCTCGAGCGGCAGCCAGCCGATCGACACCGACCGCATATGGTTCTCACGGTAGAGCTGGTAGACGGTCTCGGCGAGCTCGTGCGTCGCAAAGCGCACGCGCATGATGAGGCGAGGCGTGCCGGCGTCGGAGTCGATGCGGCGGTCGATCACGCTACCGATCGGCGGAAGAGGCGGGCGGTCGCCGTCTCCCTGGTCGTGTCCCCAGAGAAATACCGGATTGAGGTCGAAGTTCTCGAACTCGAAGCCAGAGACGACGACCTCGTGCCCGTCGCGCTTGCGGCCCTCGGTCGCGGCGACGAACTCGATCACGCGCTCCTCGTCCTCGACTGCGCGCACCTCGCACTGCGTGCCACGGCGAATCAGCACCGGGCGCTGGTTCTCCAGGTCTCGGCTCAGGCTCCCGCTCGGTGCGACGATCTGGCGTTCGGCCATCCGGCTCTCCGGCTCTGGTCGTTGGTCTCTGCGCCCGCGCGCAATATACCGCAGATTCGCTTGAAACAATAGGGATCAGACCGTGTAGTCGGGCGCCGGCAGTTGCGTCTCCGGGAACCACGCCAGCGCCTCGGCGCTCTCGAGGACCGGAAGCGTATCGCACCGGCAGTTGATGATCTCGCCGGCGCGGTCGCTCGGGTCCTCTCCGGGCGCCGTCGTGCCGTTGCTGAACGCCTCGCCGATCTTGCGCACCTCGCCGTCGATCCTGTGCGTCGGTCGGACTACCGAATCGCCCTGCGAGAGCCACTCGTGCCGCTCGACGCCGAGGTTTCGGTAGGTGTCGTTTCGCGCGGCCGACTGCGCGATGAGCGTCTCGGTCCGGGCGATCGTGCG